GTTTTACAGCTTGGCGCTCAGGGACGGTCGGAACGTCCGGTGTTTTAGGCATACACAAGGAACAATCTCCCAATCATGGGAGCGTGTTATTGCCTAGGCTTTCAGGGTTGAATCGCGCCTATATCTCTTGGTTTCGGTCATAGGGTGGAGAGGGGCGAATATCAGGGCCTATTTCCGCCCCGCGTTCGAAAGCAATGAGAACGGCCGCATAATTCCTTCGAACCCAATACCTGTCCAAGCCGTTGCGAATGCACCAGCGCTCAAATTCAGCCAAGTTCAGCGTATCTGTCTGTTGCATGAGTGACACCATAATTTTCAGGATTGAGATAACCGGGAATAGTCCGGGGCATTACCGGCTCTGCAAATGTGCACGCCAGTGCGTCAGCGTCATCAGGAGAGGCAAGCCCGCGTTTTTTCATATCCTTTTTGCGTTCCAACTGAATACGCGTTTCGTCAGCAGCAAAAGAATAAAGCGGCCCGGTCAAATCATCGACAAGCTGCTGGTCAGCTGGAATTGCCCCACGCGCCAACCATGACTTCATGTTGGCCCATATTTCAGCGCGCTTGTTTGCAGTGCGCACTTTCACACCAGGTTCTATCTCTGCGTCCCGCCCTTCGCCGCCAAACCAGACTTCGCGGACATTTTCAACGCCAAGCTGGCGAAGCCTGTCTATAACCGCAGCGCCGATGTTGCCAGCGTCCACAAAGATTGCATCAGGCTTCCACTTCATTGCCTCCAACGCAATATCACCAGCCAGCATCATACTGTCTTGCTTCACCCATCGCTTCCATGGCCGAGACCGCGCATCACGACCGCAACGAATTGCCAGCGTGGAATGATCGTCACCAAATCGAGCGCAATCCACCCCAAAAATAACAGGATCAGAACCTATGGTTTCAACTTCACGCCGTTGCGCAGCCTCTACCAAATCAGAACCAATGAATTGCATGGATGATGCAGAGGGGAACATGCCTCGGACCCGGACTTTGGCAATGTCGCTGTCTTCGCCATAGGTATCACAAATCTCTTGCAAATAGGCTTTATTGGTCCCTTCCACCGTGCGGCTGTCAATTTGTCGTGTGTGCCACAAATGACGGTATTTCCCAAAACACTCACGGAACGAACCTGAGTTTTGTGTCGGGTTCCCAAACGCTATCCAGATTATCTCGGTGTTTTCATCCGTCAGCGCGCCGAGTATGACTTCCCAAACCTTGGGAGCAATGCCTGAGGCTTCGTCCAGAATCACAATCAGCCGCTTGCCTTGGTTATGCAGGCCTGCAAACGCTTCAGTATTGTTCTCAGACCATGTTACCAGATCAGCGCGCCAACCCTTGTCATGGCCAGCCATTGTCGAAATGAGCGCCGTTGATGTCGGCTTGAACCAATCCCGCGTAATCGCCAAACGCGCCCACTTTGCTATCTCAGGGCTAGTTTTTGTGAGCAACTGGCTTTCGGTGTTAGCAGTAACGACAATGCGCGTGTCTTCACACGTATCAAGACCCCACTTGCATATCATCGCAATCAAAGCGGACTTGCCAATACCATGCCCAGAGGCCACCGCTATGCGCAGCGGAGTGAAGCGGGTTTCCGGATTACTCAAATGGGTGCGTATTATTCTGAAAGTGTCAGCCTGCCATGCGCGGGGGCCACTGGCTTCTATCAATTCACCTTCACCCCAAGGAAAGGCGTAGAGGCAATAGCCGAGCGGGTCGTGCGTGAACCCGGCAACATCCTCAGCCATTTGTAAATGGTAGTCACCCAGCATTAGCTGCCCTCAAACGACGCTCTCTAAGGACCTCTATCAGTTGCTCCGCATTGACAAGATCGACGGTCTTACTGTCACGCCATACATCACCGCGTCTATTCTTGAGCCAATTCAATGCTGCTCCGGGGTCAGGCGGGACATGCTCAGTGTACGGCGCATAAACCGGCTGATCCGCACCAGATGGCATGAATATCTTCACCGCTGCGTGGTCATAACCAACAGCACGATTATACAACGAACGCTCAACTCTGTCGTCGCAGGCTTCCTTTCCGCACGTGACTGCCTGACAAAAATCTTCGTGCGCGTGCTTCCAGCGATAGATTGTTCGCACATCAACTTTGAAAAATTCTGCCAATTCCATATCCGTAGCGCCTAGTTTGCAAAGGGCTTGAGCCTGCTCAACAAACTGTTCTCGGAAGTCAGTAGGACGCCCTTTTTCAGCCACGAGCCTTCTCCACTTCCCAGCCTACAAATACCAGATCAGCCAGAGCATCTGCATAGGCTACGTTTCTGCTTCCTGCCCAAGCCATAATTTCACCAGCCAGATTTGGCTTGCGTTCGCGGACAATGGCGATGGACGGGCTTGGCGTTTCCTTTGGCCTGTCCCGCCAGTGTGGCGCTGTGTTGATTGGTCTTGCAGTGCATTTTCCTGTTGCCACTATACAAACTTGGCGAGAGCGTTGGAATCGCTGGACTTCAATCAAACCCTTTTCTTCGAGGCGTTGAACGATTTGCACCGTTCCTGAGCATGAACTGAAATCGAGAAGGTCTCGCAAGTCATCAACCGTAGGACATGGCTCTTCGCGTTCAGCAGCAGACCACAGCGCGCGAAACACCTTTGTTTCGTTTTCTGTGAGTTCAGGTCTAGCCATCTTTACCCTCCCTGTGATCGCCGCGCTGGATTGCCAATGCTGTTTCGAGAACAAATTCCACCCTGTCCCTTAACGAACGCAACCGGAGCGGATTGAACACCCCCCAAAGTATCAACTTCCAAAACGGCCATTCTGATTTTGGATCACGCAACGACCGTTCACACAACCATTCCACGATTGCTTCTCGTTCTTCTTTGCGGGCTTGTTCGGGGGTCATGCGGCCACTCCTTGAATGAACATGTCGCCTTGCCGTTGCGCATCCTCAATACGCTTGCAGGCTATTGTGACAGGTTCGTTCATTTCCCCAACATCCTTACATAGCCGCGAATATGTTCCTCACTTGCGCCCTGATAGGCTCCCTGTTTGTATTTCTCTATCGTGGGCATGGTGTGCTTTCCTAAGTCGATTAGTAAATCACTCAGCGGAAATTTTGACGCGCTGGACATAGCCATCCCCTTCGCGGCGCAAGAGGCCAGTCTCTACGCAAATGCGCTTCCAGCGTTCGAGCTTGGCATCGATTTCAGCTTGCGGGATCGGGCCGTCGCGCAGATCATTCACAAACTGGTCGAATTGCTCTTGCGTCCACATTTCGCAAAGCCGGAGCGCCCTGTCCTTCCGAGTAACAGGCGGGTTATATTCTGCCAGAATGTCTAAGCATTGCTTCGGCGTCGGGAACCAATTCAGTTCCGAGCAAGCCCGCTTCACCATGTAGGACAGGGAATCGTTCGAATATCCTGATAGGATGCGAGCATAAACGACAACCCGCTTTTGTCCACTTTCCATGTCGATGTTTTTGGCTGGCAGGGTTGCCGCAATCCATTCCAGATGCCGCACAATGTCGTCATTGGTGGCCGATGAGCATTCGCTCGGCAATGCCAGTGCTAGGCTCCGCAGCCGGCCGCATTCGGCTTGGGTCGTCAAACCCGTCTCCAGCATCCGGTCGATTTGCTGCTTGTCGTAGGGCAGCGGAGAAACCGTCGCGGGGCGTTCCATTTTCAAAACTTGTCCGATTTGCTGTGCCATTTTTCCCTCGCTCGTCCGCATTTCTCAACCAATACCGCCATGCCGCTTGCCAATTGTCCTTCGATGCGGTGCGACCGGACGCGGCTTTCCAGTAATCTCGGAATTTTGCCAATTCGCGTTCGATGCGTCCGGGCACCCAAGCCGCAACCATTTTCGCCGTGTCGGCTGTCAATGGCTCAGGCTCCCAATCATCCGGCAACCGGTGGGAAGTTTTTGGCTTTCGGCCCCTTGGGGCAATAACAGCGTTAGCTGTTATGGGGTTATCTTTGGGGGTATGATTATATTCTATAGGGGGGTCACGCGTGACGTCACGGTGTGACACACCCTTCTTATTGGCACGACAACGGCGCTGGCGTTCAGCTGCTGTTGTGTCAGACTTCGCCTCATTGGCAGCCACGATTTCCGCAACATCCGATAGGGTTAATCCCTTCTCTGCCATAAGGCGTAATGCGGCTGCGTTTAGGTTCATTTCACCACCCGCAATCCCTGTGCGTCAACCGGATGATGCCTGTGGTAATAACGAATGATAGCGCGGTAGAGTTCGACGCTGCCTTGCTCCGCTTTTTTGCGTGCGATGCGGTCGTGAATGTCTAGGCGTTGCCCTGTCCAATTATCGCGGGCGGGCAGCTTTGTAAGCCGACCAATATGCGCGTAGCTTCGGGTGCTCACACCCACCCCCATTCGCGCAATTTGCTTGCCAGCGTGTCTTGTGAGCGGAAAAGCCCTACATGATGCCCGTTGCGGGACAGATGTTCTAATATGGCCTGTTGCTCTAATGACAGGCTTTCACGGGCCTTAATTTCAGCGAAGGCTATCTTGCCTTTATTCTTCCCGTGCCCTACGATTATTGCGTCAGGAAAGCCCTTTTTGATGCCCTCCTTTTTGACTTGGCGCTGACTCCAAACGCTACGTTTACCGCCATTCGGCACCGCAACAAACATCGCTTGGAAAGCACTCTCGACGCGCATCTTGCAGGACGCCTGAATAGAGACTTCGCTGGCATTCTCTGGTGCAACTTTGGGCATATCGTAGTGGAAGCCGTAAGCCATCACACACCCCGCAATCTTTGGACAAGATCAGGACGCCCGTTTTGCTCTGCCAGTTCTATTGCCTTGGC